TCTCGTGGGCAATGACTTCAGGCTTGATTCTGGTGTCCCAATGGATTTGCTGACGTTCCTGATCTAGTTTCTGGCGCTCGGTCTGTAAATCGTCCTGTGGCTTTGTGCCTACAGGTGGTGTCTTGACCGCCTCGCCCTTCTCCCCAATCTTGTTGAGTCCCTGTCCGGTACCAGCCAGTATTTGCATAGCGCGAGCAGCAAAGCGGCTGAGTTCTTCCGGCTGTAGAGCGGTCAAGGGACGGTTTTGCAGCATCCAGTTCAGTTCATCAACGCCGCGATTGTAGTTCTGGACGAGTTCTGACGATGCCAGTGTCGAAGCCAAGTGAGGCATGATGGCGCGCTCGTAGGCTTCGGGGTCGGTCTTCTGGATACGCTCCAGATAGGCAGGGGCCAACTTTGCCAGTCCCTCGTTGAATCCCTCCCCCAGAGAGTCGAAAGCCTTGGGATCGCCGGCAGCTAAGAGAGCGTCGGTTTCCTCAATTGCCGCCAGTTCTTCCTGAATGGCGGTCAGGGCTTCCGGACCCTTGGCTTCTCCGCGCACCAGCCCATCGAGCAGAGCGTATTTCTCCCTCACGCCATCGATGCCTTTAGGCTCCAACTGTTGTAATGCAAACAGTCTCGCGTGATTGTCTCTGGACTGGCGCGCGAACTTGGCCGCATCTGGGTTGCTTGCCTCCCATGCTTTGAGGGCAGCCCGCATCTCACGGCTGAATCGCGTTGTGTATGGATCATCGGACTCTGTGGTTTCAGTGACTTCCGACTCAGAAGTTAAGGGTTCGCTTGAAGTATCCTCGGCAGAGGAATCAAGTTGGTCAACAGGCTCCGATTCGATTTCCGGAGCTTCCATAATTCCTAATTCTTCCATGTCTCTCTTACCTCAATTTCCCAGCCGGGTTGATCATTGCAATTTTTTGATGGACCGGGACACCGGCTTCGTCCACTCCATCCTTTTCAACGGTCACTTCATGCGGCACGAGTTCAGTAGCCTTGAGTTCCTGTGGAGCTATTTCCAGACCCATGGCCTGAAACATCTTGGACTGCGCATCGGGAGCGAACTTGGATGGATCGACGCTTACCGAACCCTTGAAATCTATTTCCTTGGGAGGTGTCAGTTTCTCGCTCATCTGGACGTGCTCCATCCAATGAAGATTGAGGTTCTCCCAAATCGCCTTTTGGTCCGGATCGCCATTCTTGAGCGAGCGCCCTTCCGCCGAATTTATAAGGCGAAGGGTAATGGCAGCATGAATTTGGTGATTCTCACTTCCGTCTTGGGCCACGGGAACGCTGGATACTTGAGGAGGAAGTTGCTTGATAGCGTCCTGAAGCTGCTGCATGGCCTGCTGGCCTTCGGGAGTCTGTGCCTGCGGTTCGCCTTCCGATTGCAACAATAGTTCCTGTGCCTTAGCCAGTTGCGGATTGGGGAGAGGTCCGGACTTCATCAGCAACTCAAACTCGCCCTGCTGCTGCTGGACAGAATCGAGACCGGGTAGAGTCCAGCCCTCAAAGGATGGGAATTTGGCAAACACGGGGAGATTGGCAGGATCGCTCACCATCGAGTTGAGAAGTTCAACGAAAGCCGGTTTGTCGGCTACGGCTCCGATAGCAGCATCTTCCTGTTCGGCAATGCTCTGGGGCAGGTCCAGGGACTCGGGATAGCACAAAGCCTCCCCCCGAAGGTTGGCAATCTCGATCTCTAACTTACCCTGCCCCGGAACGTTAGACCGGATATTGGCTACCCGGTTCTTGCCGGCGCACGTCGCAGCCTGTTCCGCTGCCTTGGCGATTCCAATGCAAATCTGCGCCCATGGAACCTGATAAATGCCTCTGGCTGCGTCCCGCTTGAGTTTGGCAGTCTGGTAGACGCCTTGATCGTTTCCCCCAACCTGCGCGCCGAACATCGAAGGCTCTCCGCCATCCATGACCTCCGGAGCGCCTTGAATCAGCCACTGCACGAAATCGAATATGCCCGTGGTGGGCTGGGGAACAGACTCTACCCCGGTCACGTCGCCAATGCTCTGCCCGGTCTTGAGGAGGAGAGGAGTGCTTTTGGCAGGGTCATTGATCTGCGCATTCATGGTTTCGGAATCGATGGCTTCGGAGTCGTGGAACTTTCTCGGGACGGCGGACCGGAAGTACCTGTCAATCAGGGAGATATTGGCGTTGAGGACTTTCTGGAGAGGAAGGTAGTTGGCTCCAATAGACCGTCTATTCTGTCCTGAACCATCCCGGCAATGAATGATACTCAAGTGAGAATCCATTCCCTCATTGCGGCAGAGAGCAAACTGCCCCGCTGCGTGGATGACCAGAAGGCCGGCGGGGAACTGAGCCTTGAATATCTTCCGTACTGCCTTATCCTTGATGGCGCGGTACTGGGAAGGCCGATACCACGTAAAGGTCTCTGTCGAGTCTTGTTGTAACGAGTCCCCGGACGAAGAGGAAGACTGAACCCCAAGACGAACGTTCATGCGGGCGATATTGTCAAGTTCCCCGGTAGACTTTCCCCCGCCTTCAATCTTGTCATCAATCCACGGATAACGCTCTTTGAGCACATAGCAGTTCTGAGGCCGGGAAATCCTCTGCCATGGCATGTCGCCTGCGGAATCGGCGGCAATCGGAACCTTGCGATCCAGTTTGCCGAAGACCATAGTCAGTTCCCGGACTGCTGGCTTCTCTCCCGGCTGAGGAATCGGCTGATCTACCGTCTCCGGAGTCACACCTTGATCTTCCTCGCCAAGAACCGAAGAGACCTGTTCGGGAGCCTCGGTACCCCACGCCTGCTCGTCGGCCCACGAGGTCGTCCACAACATGGACGTCGCGTCGGTATAGAAGAGATTGGCTATTTTGCCTACAACTGCTTTGATTCCAGCGTCATTTAGCCAAACCTTCAAGTATTTCTTGCTCTGTTCGGCCATGGTCTGATCGATGGAATCGGAATCATGCTTGGGAACGAATGTCAGACCGGGTACATCGATAGCCAGGATGGAATTGATCTTGTCGGCACGGGCTGAATAGACGTTGCAGGAGAACATCTTCCCGGCGTTCTGCGTCTGGATAATCTCTGCTCCCGAAGCTCTTGAGCCATTGACTCCGCCGTACATCGAGAATCCCTGACGATTGGCATTGAGAAATTGATAACCGCGAAGGAATAACTGCGCTTCCCATGCCTGAAGGATTTCCCAATTTCTCGCTGCTGAGTCTGCCCGTGTCACTGTCTCGTCTAGGTCATCGATGGCAGACTTGTACTCTCCCAACTCATCAGGTCCAAACATTGGCTGATCGGAGACAGGGAAGGAAGCGTATTTGCCGAGGGGAGATTCTAGTTGGGAGGTATCGAGAGGCGTAAGGACAGGAGCAATTTCTTCAGGCATTACTTTCCTCAATCACGGGACAGCCATTGGGGTACATGGATTGATGGAACTTGCATTTTGCTTCGTCCTGATCGGGACAGAAGTAGCGTTTGTGGCAGATGCAGACTTTTCCGAAGGTGCGTTCCCAGTTGTCGCGGTACTGATCCGTGACCGGCTTCTGGTGCTCAAACTCCATCAGCGTTTCCCCCGCCGTGGCGCTGGCTTTTTAGGTGTGTCTTTGGCGGTTTCGCCGAGTGGTATTCCGGCGCTGGCCTTATTCCACTCGTCCACGTTCACGCCCTGCTTTTCCATCTTGGCGCGATTGACGTTGAAGTACCGCTCTTGCTTCAGGCTGCGATAAGGCATCAGTAGCCCTCCGGCTCCCCTTGGACTCCCGGCTCCTCGGTGCCGCCCATGGCTTGCTCAACGTCCTGAGCCGTGTAGCCCTTCTGCTGAAGAATCTGGACACACTGCATGGCTTCTGGGTCGGACTGAATGGGAGCAGGACCGGCATCTTCGGCAGGAGCAACCGGCGCTGGAGTCTTCGCAGCGGTGCGGAAATCGGCTGTTTTCATGGTGTCGCGGTTCGTATGCTTGGAACCGTCTTTGGCTGTGAAGGCCATTATTTGCTCTCTTTCTTGTGATTCACTGGCTCGACGTTCTTGGGGGCTTTGACTTCCTCGACAACCTCTTCGTGCTTGAGGGGCTTGGGGAACTT